AGCGTTTTTATTTCAGTAAAAAATATATGAACTTTGCACTACACATTATTAAAAGAATTACAATGGCAAAAGACAACAGCTTAAATAAGAAAAGTATTGCGCAATCGCTATATCTTGATGGTAATTATACGCAAGAAGAAATTGCAGAGAAAGTTGGAACGACAAGACAAACGATTGCAAGGTGGGCAGAAAAGGGAAAATGGCAGGAGATAAAGGCGTCTAAGACAATCACACCAGAACAAATCATTTCACAATGGAGTTATCAGATTGTAGAAATCAATAACAACATTAGTTCACGTCCACCAGGTGAACGATTCGCAACAACGCAAGAAGCCGATGCACTTGCGAAGATTGCAGGTGCTATTAAGAAACTCGAATCTGATATTGGTGTGCCAGACTGCGTATCGGTTGCGATGCGTTTTTTATCGTGGCTAAGACCTATCGACATTGACAAAGCAAAAGAGTTCAACAACTTGTTTGATGCATTTATTAAAGACCAGGCAAATAACAAAAAATAAATATGGCAAAATGGACAGACAAGCAAGCCCTTGCGATTTGGGAGAAATACAACAAAGGACTTGCAAAAAATATAGACATAGACGAATCTCTATCTCGCTATGAGATTGACAAAATGCGTGAGAAGTTAGAGAAAGATCCCGTAGAGTGGATTAAATACTTCTTTCCAAGTTATGCAAAGTATGAGTTTGCGCCTTTCCATATCAAAGCAATAAAACGCCTTATTGCTAATGACGAATGGTACGAAGTTCTTTCCTGGTCTAGAGAGCTCGCAAAGTCAACCGTTGTAATGTTCGTTTTAATGTACCTTACGCTCACTAAACGTAAGAAGTTCGTAGCACTCGCAAGTGCCACAATTGATGCTGCAGAGCGTTTATTGACACCTTACAGAATCAACTTTGAGAACAATCCAAGAATACAACAGTTTTACGGAAAGCAACCAGTTTTTGGACAATGGACAGACAGAGAATTCACTTGTACTTGCGGTGCTAAATTCATTGCCATTGGTGCAGGTTCTGCTCCTCGTGGTATGCGTAATGAAGCCATTCGTCCTGACGTCATTTACATGGACGACTACGATACCGACGAGGACTGCAGAAATCCTGTAACGCTTAACAAAAAATGGGATTGGATGGAAAAAGCGTTGTATCCTACACGCTCTATATCTGAACCGACATTGGTTATTTGGTGTGGTAACATCATCGCTAAAGACTGTTGTATTACACGTGCTGGAAAACTTGCAAATAGTTGGGATGTCGTGAATATTCGTGACAAAAACGGCAAAAGCACGTGGCCTGCAAAGAACACAGAAGAGCATATAGATATGGCGTTATCCAAGATTAGCACCAAAGCGCAGCAGGGAGAGTACTTCAACAACCCTGTATCAGAAGGAAAGATTTTCAAGAATCTTACATATGGCAAAGTTCCATCATTAAAAAAGTTTCAATTCCTTATTGGCTATGGAGACCCTGCCTATTCAGACTCAAAAAAGAAAGGCAGTTCTACCAAAGCCTTGTGGCTCATTGGTAAACTAAAAGGCGTGTATTACGTCATAAAAGGCTTTTTAGCCCACGAAACAAACGCCAACTTTATAGGTTGGTATTTTGAACTCGACAAGTATGTCGCAAAGAAGACCAACGTTTATTGGTATATCGAAAATAATAAGCTACAAGACCCTTTTTATCAACAGGTTTTTAAACCGCTACTTCGTGATGAATGTGCAAAGCGCAAAACGCAGTTATTTATTCGTGAAGATACACGAAAAAAGACAGACAAAGCAACTCGTATAGAGGCAAACTTAGAGCCTTTAGATAGACTAGGAAACATCATCTTCAACGAAGAAGAAAAAGACAATCCACACATGCAAGAGCTTATCAATCAGTTTAAGCTCTTCGAACTTTCAATGCCTTATCCTGCCGATGGATGCGACGCTGTAGAAGGTGGTGTTACAATGACAGACACCAAAACAAATGAACTCGAACCAGTTTACACAATTGGCTACAATGAATTGAACGAGAATAACCCTTATACATTTTAAGTTATGCAAAACTTTATATCACTTGAAGATTACGATGCTTCGATTCATCGTGAAATACTTGATAGCCTTTTAAGACAAGGCACATCGGATTATGATCCACAAATAATAGAGATTTGTGAGGATAGAGCTATCTCTGAAATGAAAAGCTACCTCAATAAAAAATATGATTGCCAGGCTATCTTTTCACAGACAGGCGAAGAGAGACATCCTCTCATCTTGATGTTTGCGCTAGATATTGCAATCTACCATATTTTTTGCCAGCACAATCCTTACAAGATGTCTAAGATTAGAGAAGACAGGTACGAACGTGCAACGACCTGGCTTAAAGGCGTTATGAAAGGCGATATTACGGTTGAGGGAGCACCTTTGCTACCTTCTGATGAACTTTCAGACAACTCGAATTGGCAGATAAAAAGCGAAGAAATTAGACCAGTATTTGATTAATCAGTTATGAAAAAGAATAAAAATAAAATTGTACAAGGTGGTTACGTATCACAACCAGGCTTAAGACAACCAGACGTTGTATTACAAATGCCTGAACTATTTCACTTTAACCTTGAAACTTACATGAATTCAGTTAATGCTGCTAAAAGCATTGATTATTCAAATCGTGTAAGGCTTTACGACATGTACGAAAGTGCAGCGTTCGACTTGCATCTTTCAGGTGTCATGGCAAAACGCTTACGTGGTGTGACGCAGATACCCATTGAGTTTCAACGCAATGGAAAGCCAGACGATGTTATCAACAAACAGCTGCGCTCACCATGGTTCAAAGAATTAAGAAAAGAACTTATCTTATCGGAGTTCTGGGGCTTCACGCTACTTCAACTATATGTAGGAGAGGACCAAAACATCCACTTTGAAAGCATCAACAGGAAGCATTACAACCCAATTAAAAGGAAACTACTTCGCTTCCAAGGTGATATGGACGGACTCCCTATTGAGAACTTCCAAAATATGCTTTTTATAGGTAGTGATAGGGGCTTAGGCATATTTGCTGAAATCCTACCTGCAGTGCTTTACAAAAAAGGAAATATTGGTGACTGGGCGAGATTCTGCAATATCTTTGGTATGCCCATTCGGGAATATACATATGATGCAGGAGACGAACAAGCAAGAAGAAAATTAATACAAGACGCAAGAAGTCAAGGTTCAAATGCCGTGTACATTCATCCCAAAGACAGCGATTTAACGCTAATTGAAGCAGGTAATAAGACAGGTTCAAGTGAACTCTACAAAAGTTTTGCAGAGTACTGGGATGGTAAAATATCTATCAGAGTTCTAGGAAACACCCTAACAACAGATGTTGGCAGTTCAGGAACTCAAGCATTAGGAACAGTCCACAAGGAAGAAGAGAACGAAATGAACGCAGATGATAGAGAGTTTATTTTGGACATTCTCAACTATCAGATGAAAGACCTTTTCAATGCTCTTGGTTTCAACACAGATGGTGGCGAGTTCGTCTATGCGAAAAAAGACAAAATAGATGTTGCACAACAAATCGATATAGTTCAAAAGTGCAGTAATATGGGTTTACCCATCGGCGACGATTATTTGTATGACACTTTCGGAATTGAAAAACCAAAGGATTACAACGCACTGAAAAAACAAAAGAACGCAGAAAAAGAAGCGTTAAAAGCTGCACTTAATTATAGTAAAGAGGAGGAAGAAAAAGGGAATTCAAACGACAATAAAACGTCATTTAAACAGCGTTTAAATAGTTTTTTTGGAATAGCCCCAGCAAAAGGGGCAAAAGCCAACATTACAGACTTCTAGTCGATGAACTTTACTATGGCAAAAAGTGTTCATGCCATACCCACTTTGATAACATAGATAGTGGTGTTAAGTTTGACCTAGACATACTCGACGAGTTCGTGAATGCCATATATGGAGGTTTCGATGTTGAAAATTCCATTGAGCCTACCATGTGGCAGGAACTTACAAAGATAATGAATGAAGCTACAGCTAAAGGCTTATCAAAAGGAGAGTTCTCAATTGATCACAATAGAAGTTTTTTGGATGCAGTGAAACATGCAAATGAAATCTTTGCAGCCTTTAAAACACATGCAATGGGCAAAAGCATGGCTTCAAAATTGCTTGACGATAACGGACACTTAAAACCCTTTGATAAGTGGATGAAAGATATATCTTCTATATCTTCTCACCATGTCGGTTCGTGGTTAAAAACTGAATATAACACAGCGGTTCTTCGAGCTCATAACGCAGCGGATTGGCGTTCATTTATCGAAAACAAAGACATAATGCCTAACTTGCGATGGATGCCTACCACTTCTCCTGACGCAGAAGCCGTGCATCGTGGCTACTGGGAGAAGAAATTAACCTTACCTGTCGAGCATCCATTTTGGAACAAACACCATCCAGGCGACAGATGGAATTGCAAGTGCTCTCTTGAATCTACAGATGATCCTGCATCACCATATGATGTGCTAGACGATTTACCAATTGAACCTGCACAGCGAGGATTAGAGAATAACCCAGGGAAAGATGGCAAAATATTTA